TCATAAAACACACAGTCATGAAAACAATAATGAAAGAACGCTTCATAACCCCGCAGCAGATCAAGGCACTGCAAGCCCAGTTTCACAAGATGGGTTTTACCGATGAAGACCGCCACGGATTTATCAGCCAGTTCACAGCCGGTCGTACAGACAGTACTTCAGGGCTGACCAAAGAAGAAGCCGGACTGCTATTGAGCCGCTTCAACAAGGAATCAGCCGACCGAATCCGCAAGGAGGCGCGTGCAATTGTAAAGCAGATATTTTCATTGTCGTTCCGCATTTCCTGCCTGAACCGGAACTACACGAACGACACACCAGAGGATTTTGAAATGAACAAAGCTAAAATCAACCAGTTCTGCCGCACACGCAGCAAGTTCCGCAAGAACCTGACGGAAATGTCGCTGGCAGAACTGAAGGAAGTGAAACGACAGTTTGAGGCAATGGCAAGAAAGGAGGAGAAATGAGAAAACAATCAGAAATAAATCGGGCAATAGAGCACTTGAAGGCTTATACAGACGCAGCGAGCCGAATACAGGTGGAAGTCCTGGAAATGAAGCTCAGCGAAACATGGGTATTCAATCAGTTTGTGCGCGACGTTCCGGAAGACGAGCGAAACGAAACCCTATTCTATGCCGCACGCGATGCAGCCCAGTTCCTCGCCGGAAAGATTGGTATCAGTTCCATCTGTCCGGATCTGGAGGACGAACCGGAAGAGGAAGAAGAAACTATTACATTGAGCCTCTCGGAATACAAGAAGCTTCTGCGTCGATTGGATCGTGTAGAAAGAAGATTAGGACTCAGGGTGGGTTCTTTAGAGAAAGTACCTAGAAAGGATATTTCAGAAGCACCGGATGATTTGATAGGTCAGGCTGACGCATGCAGATTAATAGGATGTGGAAAAACAACTATAAAAAGATGGGCTAACAAAGGGCTGATAACAGGATATCAGAAAGGACGTAGCGTGTATTACAGCAGACGCGAGCTGATTGGTAGCCCGGTAGTGAAAGATTACAAGGACAGTAAATCAAACAAGGAATAATCATGGAACATACAATCGAACAAATTCAGAATGACATTATGAACCGCATGCAGCAGTTTGACTTCGGCGACCGCGTAACGATACTCCGTGAACTGGAGAACTTCTGCGGACAGCAGGCAGACGAAGCTCTGAAGATGGAATATGACATGGCGGCAATGGAAGATATGAGGAATGAAGAAGGATAGAAAGAAATATCTCATTTGGAGAATTGTATGCATAAGGTCTGACGGAAGTAAAAAAACACAGTGTGTATGCTGTCGAACCAATAATGTTGAAACAATAAGGAAGATTGCTTTAAAGATCAATCCCGATTCAAAAGTACGACTATACTATACAGAATTTAAATAACGATTAAAACTTAATTAAGTATGGCAACAAAAAGAACCAAGAAAACAGTAATCAGCGGAGTAAGCCGCGAACAGTACGAACAGGCATTCGCCGATTTTGCGATGGCAGACGCAAAGGCTCAGGCTATCGCAGCTAAGATGGACCAGGAAATGACAAAGATACGTGAGAAGTACGCCGACCAGCTGGCAGAACTGAACGAAACGAAAGACCGTACCTTTGAAGTGATGCAGACCTATGCAACTGAAAACAAGGACACGCTTTTCTCTAAGAAAAAGAGTCTGGAATCGGCACACGGCATCATTGGTTTCCGCACCGGCAACCCGAAGCTGAAGAACATGAAAGGTTTCACCTGGGCAGCTGTGACAAACCTCTGCAAAGAGTTCCTTCCACAGTATATCCGCACAACCGAGGAACTGGCTAAAGACAAGCTTCTGGCCGACCGTGACATTCCTGAAATTGCGGAACAGTTCGCAAACATCGGTGTACAGGTGGTGCAGGATGAATCTTTCTACGTAGAACCCAAAAAGGAAAGCGATGCGGTCCAGACGGCCTAAATACACGTATGAACGCCGTGGTCCTCTTTGGATCGTATATCGGAATGAATATACTGATACAATTTGCACAGGCACTCCCATAGCGGAGTGCCGATCCAAAGAGAAAGCACGGGATATGGTTTATGAACTTAACGGATGGAAAAAAGATGGAAAAGTACAGAATTGAAAGGAAATTTATAAAGAAACCTCTTCCTAAATATGCATTGGAAATATCGGGATACTATCACAAGAGATTTCCAATACAATCTCTTACTCAACAGCAAGCAAAGGAAGAAATGGACATAATAGAAAAGTATTTGAACAACTTTACATACATCGTTCGAAACTCTAAAAACAAACTTGGTATAACTCATAAGATAGAACGTACAGATAACCGCATCACGGTATACACGGTCTACGATAAACCCGTTATCACATTTTGGATTGAGGAGGAAAAGGAAGATGAATAAGTTATTATGTTGTAAATGTGGAATAGAAATAAACCCTAACGAAGGATATTATAATGCACCTTCAGGACCTCATTGCATACATTGTTGGACAGGCGAAAATATTAAAAGTAGAGAAAAAGGAATATATGTCATTAAGACAGGAGCTGGTGACTACTTGAAAAAAGGATACCCAAAACTTTCATCGGATTATTCGTATGAATTATGTTTTGTGAAAGATATTAAAAAGGCAAGGAAATTCAGCAGCTTCATCAATGCTTGCAACTTCCGTAATTTATCTCCTTTCCTGAAAAAATGCGAAATCATTAAATTGGAATAGCTATGGCAGAACTCACTTTTAAAACAAATATCCGGCGCGACAAATGGCCGCGCTGGATGAAGAAGCTGCACGAGTACATGACCCGTGTAACTCAGAACCGGGAACTGGAGCCTACCCGTGATGAATTCCTTCGCCTGAAAATGATAATGGAAGGTTGTCTTAGAGAATTAAAAAATGAGGAAGACGCACGCCGGTCTTCTGTCCGTGTATTGCTCGGAGAAGACGATAACCGGTTATCTCTCATAATAATGCGAAGCAATCTGGTAATAACATCTTATTACATAGAATAATGAACAAACGTACACAAATCATTCTTTTTACAGCCTTTTCTGTCATTATAGGACCGCTGGTTATCCTTGGATTCATTCTGAATTTTACAGGAAGAATATTCGATATACTTGGCTGGCTCTGCTGGATAGAACCACGCATGGCGCGGAAAGGATGGGATGAATTAATCAGAAAAATAAAAGAATCATGGAGCACGAATTAGGAGAAACGTTCACCTGGAACGGACATGCGCTCGAAGTAGTCGAGGTGAAAGACCCGGGAAACCCTTGCAACGGATGCTGGTTTTTTGAGCACGGCATAAGCTGTTATGGAAACGGTCTTGAATGTATGGACGATTCGAGAAGAGATCACACTAACGTAATATTTAAACAATCAACAAAAATAGAAGAATTATGATGCATAATTGGTTCGAATGTAAAATCCGCTACGAAAAAGTTGCGGAGAACGGCATGAACAAAAAAGTAACAGAACCCTATCTGGTAGACGCTCTCAGCTTCACAGAAGCCGAAAGCCGTATTATCGAAGAAATGACACCGTTTATCAGCGGCGAGTTCGAAGTGGCTGGAGTTGCAAAAGCTAATTACAATGAACTGTTCCCAAGTGAAGAAGAGTCTGCCGACCGCTGGTTCAAATGTAAACTCTGGTTTATCACACTGGATGAAAAGAGCGGAGCAGAAAAGCGTACTGCCAGCAACGTACTTGTACAAGCTTCCGACCTTCGCGACGCCATCAAAAAGCTGGACGAAGGAATGAAAGATACTATGGCTGATTACGTGATAGCTTCCGTATCGGAAACCGCCATCATGGATGTGTACCCATACGAAGCAGAACCTGATGTAAAACCCGAATTTGAAAACGCAGATAAGAGATGAATACAGAGAAGACTTATATCCATCGCCGCGTATGCCTCTGCCGCCAGTGCGGAGGAACCGGCACAGTGACAGTGTATGCAGAAAAAGATTTTCAGCATCAGTACCCCGAACATAAAGTGTGTCCGCAATGCCAGGGCAGCGGGCGCATCTGGCTCAGCGGAACAGTAATCAAACAGATTGAACCCTATGCAGAACCAGAACCTTAATCTGTTCAAGCCTCGCAGGGTGGCAGCGAAAGTCCATTACAGCGCAATCAATCAGTTTATGTTCGTTTGGATCAAGCACAGCCGCCCATGCGACTTGTCAGTAAAACGTTCGAAGCAGAACCCGGAATACCTGGGCATCTGCTTCGATGTGGAAAACAATGACACTATCGACATGATGCGTGAGCTGGAACGTGATTTGAAAATAACAATTATTGACTTATGAAAGAAAAAATATGGAGAAAGATAAATTCATAAAAGCAATAGAGCTTAACAAGGAAATTGAAGAGTACAAAGAGCATAAAGCGGAACTTGAAAAATCACAAATCAAATATGGAGGTGGATTGAAGTTCATATACAATTCACACTACGGTGAAGTTCCACTAAAAAAAGAGATGTTCGGATCTGACTTCTTTAAGAAGTATATGCAGGCTTTAGACAATAAGATAGAAACACTCGAAAAAGAATTTAATGAACTATGAAAATAGAAGATATAGAGAAAGCTGCTCAAGATTACGATGATGACTTAATTTATTCAAGTATATCAGAACAATATAATGTAATAAAAGCATTTAAAGCCGGTGCAGAATATCGAATCAATTCGGTTTGGCATAATGCAGATGAAGTTCCGAAAGAGAAAGGATATATACTTGTAGAGGTCAATGGAAGTCAGCCTATTTTTGTTACATGGAATATAAATGTTATTCCTACGAATTGGGATAAAATCGTAAAGGAAAACAATGTTGTCAAGTGGGCATACGTTAAGGATTTAATACCTATTATGGAGGAATGAATATGAATGAAAAAGACTTAAATTACATAATCAAGTGCTTTTACAACGAAAAGACTGAAAGTTCTTATAGAACACTTTCATCTGCAAAGAAAAGTTCAAAGAATCCGTATGTGTATCGTGCATGGTTGCAAAATGGTAAGATATTAGACAAAGAACTCATATATGCCTATGGAGGAAGTGTCACAACAATAAAAAGAGCGGATGAAATAATTTACAAAAGATTGATAAAAAATTAAAGTAATATGGGATATGATTTGATACCTATAAACAAGGAAATATACAGTAAATCTGGAATGATATTTACATGGCCTACTATTTTAGAAGAAACAGGAGCAGGATATTTGTTTAATTATGGAAAAAATACTTTTGATCCAGGTAAATATATATATGATGGTTCTCGTAATGTTGGAAGTCCGGTAAGTAACGATGGGTTTCCTGTTTCTAAAGAAGAGGCATTGATTATGGCTCGACTTTTTAGAGGATATGTATTTGTAAAGAGAGGTTTAAGAAAGGAATGGGATAAAAAGACAGAATCTGAACGAGTTATGATTATATCACATTTCGGGAAAATGTCTGAACCTCCAAGTGAAGAATTTTTACAAAAAGTTGAATCAATGGCAGAATTTTGTGAACAATCTGAAGGATTTAATATATACTAAAGTTATGAACGCAAGAGACCAAAAAAAAGTATGTGATTCAGGTTTCTGGATAATAAGAGCCGGAGAAAGAAACGGGAAACCAATTATCAAGGCAAAAAATTTGGATAATCCTGACTCATGGGTAACAATTAGAAGTGATTTTAAATCTAAAGCAGAGCGTGACCGGTACATGAAAGAGTTGCTGGAATATGATTTCTACATTGAAGACTAACACAAAAATCCCCGACACCGAAAACCGATGCCGGGGATTGCTGTATATTATTCACCCGGTTCTCCAAGGAAATGACATATCGCTTCGTGCTGCAAGGGAGTCAGGCTTCGCTGTCCCTTATGGAAATGCAGTTCCGTAAGCCGTTGCTGTAAGTCTTCGTTCAACACTATCCAGCGGCGAAGCTGCGCTACGGCACTCCGGGTACTGGATTTAGGGAAATATTGCTGAGCCAGGTCTGTAAGGTATATCGCTTTCATAATAGGTAAAGATACGAATTATTTTTTTGTACTGCAAAAATTACCCTGCGGTAAACGTCCTGTTTCCGCAGGGTAATGAATCATTTTTCCGGCGGTAAATTATTCACCTTCCAGCTCCTTATACGATTTCACCTTCTTAAACTGAAGGTTCTCCAGTGCCAGCGTGCTTTGCAGTCCCAGCCCCGGACGGAACTGAAGATGAACCTGACGGATGTAACTTTCGTTGAAGTCTTCCGACGTTTCCGAACCGTTGCTGCGTATCTGAGCCTGGAATGTTCCCAGATTCTCCAGTTTTACAATTTCCCCTTTGGCGATGTGGCGGTTTATCTGCTTGATCAGCGCACGGATCACGTTCAGCACGTCACCGTCGGTCAAGGTCGTACTGTAGGCGATATCATCCGCCAGCTCGTTGATTTCGACTGTTCCGCTCGCCTGTGCCTTGGCGTAATACTTCGCAGTGCCTTCCAGATCTCCCGGCTTCTTGTAAGCCGCAATAGAATAGTTGATAGCCATGTGTCTGTCTTTTTTAAATGTTTGTAAAAATGTGGTTAACTTGTCATGACAGTACAAATCTACGGCAGTACAAGTCCATACTGTCGTAATAGCAGTTATTATGTGCGTGAATGGGATAATGTCCGCTTTTTTTTGTACTTTTGCGATAAATCGTTGTCTATGGATTCTCAACTGGAGCTGTTCCCATCACACAAGCTTTCGCTATCGGAAATGACCCGAAAAGTCACTCTCCCACTAAAGCGTATGGCTTCAGACCGAAAAGAGCGTCTGATGCTGCGCAACCGTGCGATGGTGGCACGCAAATATTATTGGGAGGAAATCATGCGCCGCCGCCCTGACGACGTGACTGTGATACTGGCTGAACATGAATTTTTTGTAGACGAACGTACCATCCAGAACGCGCTGATGGAAAACGCGGATTTCTATACAGATCTTTGCCGCCGTAAAGTAACGGCACGCCAGCTTCAGAAGATGTTTCCTACATGGAAATTCTGACTATTCGATTACAGCCGCTTCAAATGCCATTTCATATACTTTCAATCCGTCTTCCCTCTTCAGAGGAACACAGCTTCGGCGCATGTATGGTTGCTGGAAATGCTCAAACCACTTTCCATGTATGGTCTGCTTTATCTTTTCCAGCAGGTCAAAACGTTTCAGAGCAGTATCCCGTACGGATTTCGGGGTACGGGTGTTCAGACTTGCACAATCATTGAAGGCAATGGTAAGCACAGCTCGCAGGGTACAGCGTTGGGGCACTGTACCCATGGAAGACAAGTCACGTGTGTCGGGCATGGAAAATTCTACCAGACAACAAGGCCATGCCACAGGCGGACGTTCATCGGTGTAATAATCCAGCTGACCTTCGTCAGCATCAATCCAGCGGAGTTCTGGCACTTCCGTTTCAAGCAGCTCGAGCAAATCGCTCATGTATTCTTTCTTCATTTCAATATGGATTTAAAAAGTTGTTCGCTTACTGTCTTTAATTTACGTTCCAGTTCCGGACAGTTACCCATGAACTGTCTTTGGGGAATATTCATTTTCCGTGTATGACTGTTCACCTCGACAGTCTTTCTCTTTTTCTTTCCTTGTTTTTTCAGCTTACGGGTGTGAGCCTTTACCACCACACTTCCGGTAAAACCTTCATTATGAACCTGTGCATAAGGGACCTTGCTGTTTCCAGCGGCAATGACCACCTTCTTTGGGGTTACCCTTACTATACGCACGCTGCCTTGCAGTTTACCGCTGCGTACCAGCATGGTCCCTTTCTTCGGCTTGTATTTCGGACTCAGTGCCGGCCATGGTTTACCATCGAAAGACTTTTCTGAGAACCTGATCCTGGAATATTCCTTGGCTTCTTCCGCTATCAGTTGAGGTAGCGCGCTCATTGCCTGGGCTATTTTTTTCGCAAATTCATCGTTTGTATTCATTTGTTTTTCAATTAAACAAGTGGTTTAAAATTAAAAACATTATCTTTGTAACGTTCTGACAATCGGACTAGATGGGGCCCTACCTTGGTTTGGCGGGGGGCAGCCGCAAGAAATGGAAAGACGCAAGGTTCGGTCAGAGAAATTCAAGTTGAGGTATGACACCGGCTATCCAATCCAGACAGGCGGAGAACCACGGGATGATTCTCCTTTACGGTCCGGACGGACGCAAGGACATACTTCAGCGTTTTTTTATGAGCAGTCCCCACCGGCGTTTATCCCAGATGTTCTTTTTCATATAGGCTACGGCCTTTCCTTTCAGATTGGTCTGCATGATGTACCACGTTTTCAAAACCAGTGCCTCACCCTCAATCTTGTAGTTTACGGCCACCACCTCATCGCGATAGAATTTCAGCAGACAGTAAGTGTCAAGCTGTTCTGCCTTTTCGAGCGAGTTCTTCTCTATCTCGTTGTTCAACCATACTTCGTCAGGATCCATCAGCGTATCGAGCATGGCATTCCACAGTGCGATACGGTTATCTCTTCCTTTTGCGGTAGTATGACCGAAAAACTGTTTTTCGTATATGACTACCTTCCGTCCGTCATAATCGGTCAGCGAAATCACACCATCTACAGCTTTTTCTTCCCAAAGCTGTTTTTCATTGCGCTCCACACGGGGCGGCATATCGTCCTGAGCGTTGTCCTTCATCTGCTGTACGGTGGGAAGCTCCCAGCAGTCGGCGGTCATCTTTTTCAAATAGGATGCTGCCTGCTGCGGGAACTTGCGGATGTACATCTGGTCGGCAGTAAATATCTGTGCGGTGTCGCAACGGTTAACTCCCCATCCTTGGGCTGCCTGCATCTTCCATTCTTTGGTAGTCAGAAAGTCCAGTACCCTCTGCCGCATAGCAGACAAATCCTCACCTTCTACCTGAAATGTCATAAGCCCTCGTACACGGCAACGGCAGTTCCATCCATTCGGAGGATATATCTTGTTCCAAAGTTCGTCATTAGCCGGAAGAATCACTCCATGCAGTTTTTTATGTTCCTCACGTACACGACCATCGGCTACGGTGAGATACTGCCAGTAAGGGAATACGGTCCTGTTCTGTACCAGTCTACGGTACTGCGAAGTGGCTTCCGCTGTCAGTACGGCAGTGTCGTATTCGGTCTGTTGCCATGTCCGGTTAAATGCTTTTGTCACCTGCTGTGCCTTTTCCATGAATTCGGGATAACTCCCGCTTTCCCGGAACAGACGGTTGAGTTCCTGGATTTCCGCAAGTGTCTTGGCAGCACTGAAATGATATAGATTGGTTTCCATGGCAGTACGGAAAACATCATCGGGAGCATTGTAGGCAAAACCGGTATCAATGTTTCTTACGTCTGATTTAAATGATGTTTGAATTGCATTTAAAAATTCTCCGGAAAAGAACCTGAAAAGATCAGGTGAGAACAGTTCCTCACCGTTCCACACTTCATCGGCTATCTTTTCGTCAAGATCCGAATCATCCCTCATGCGGACTGTGCCAGCCCCGGCTCCCGTCGGGGCTTCTACGAAAAAACCTTTTATCCATTCCCAAAGACTTTGTTTGTCCGTATTGCGTACAGGAGGCTCGTTCCCTTTTTCCGGATCTTTCTTCGGCTCCTGAACCTCTTCCGTACGAGGTTTCTTGTTTCCGTTTGCAAAAGGCTGCTGTACGGATTCTGCCGGATTCAGGCTTTGCAGAATGTCCTCATCGTTTTTCGGTTCCGGTATGCCAAACTTCTCGTATACCCATGAGCGTGGAATGGGAAGTATTTCGCTCAGTGTTTTCAGGTCTGTTACGGAAAGTTCATCCTTCTTGTCTACAAAAGAGAACTTTCCACCACCTGCCGGATATCCGCGTTTCTCCAGTAACGGCACAAAGAACTTGTTCAGCATACGGATAACAAAACGACGGTCGCTACGGTGCTTCTTTTCCTGTACGACCAGATGTACCTGGCTTTGGCTGAGTGATGAACCGCTTTGCGTGGTCATGGTCTGTCCCAGAATCGTAATCAGTATTTCTTCGTTGCACGCTTTCCGGAAATCATCGTAAAGGGCTCCGTTGGTTGTTCCGCTCATCAGGGTGGTTTCTATCTCACTTTCTTTCGGAACTACCATATAAGGTGCGGAACCGGCTGTCTCGAATGCCTCAATCAACATTCTGCGGCTGGTATCGTCCAGAGAGTTGTACTTTCCGATACGAATGGGCATACCGAAAAGCTCGACAAACTGCGCCCAGTCGCCAAAACCGCCCCGCTTATATATAACGTATGGAGCGACTTTCAGCAAAAGCCCCAGATCATCATCGCGTCCCCACTGGATAATCATATCGTCACCGGCATAGCTGATTCCGTCACTGTCTCCCTGCTGTCGTACGATGACCTTTTCTTTGGGACGGATGTGTTTCCGTGGAATGGAGTTGAAGTCAAATTCCGGAGTGAATGTAAATTCATCCACAGATATACCCCAAAAGCGGCTCCACATGATGCTTTCCAGCAGCCGCTCGAACTCCAGCGAATTGATAAGGTTTTCCATCACATCGGACTGCTTTCCGTCTTTTGTGATAAAATTAATATCGGCATCGGTAATCGCCTCTATACGCTTGTTGATGGCATCCGTCACGGAACCGTCAAGCAGAATACTGGAGTACAGGTCATACAATGGGAAACGGATGCCTATATCGGCTGCACGCAAAGCCGATTTCCAATTCCCTATGTCATTTATTTCCCGTCTGGGAGGCGTGAGTACAAGAGTACTGTAAATAGGGGTAGGCAAAGCCTTGCTTACGGTTGTCGGATCAGGCATGGCAGCCTTTCCCCTATAATTCTTTTTATTTTTCTTTGCCATAATCGTATCGTTTAAAAATGATTGTCCCGCTTTCGGTTACTTCCGTAATCCATCTGGCAATGGCATCCCGGAGCATGTCCGCAGTCCGTACTGTCCGGTTTGGCAGGAAGATTAGGGTTATTACGGTTCTGGTTGTTCTCCAGCCATTCGATAGCCCGGTTGTACCGTTTTTCACGCAGTTCCAGATCCACTCCTGCATTGCAGAGGTTAACGAAGTGCCATGCCGCAATATCTTTTACGAACAGCAGCAGGATAGCGTTTCGTGCGCTGCCTGTTGCGGAAAAAATGGTTTGTGTATCGTATTTGGTAAGATAACCGGATGCTTCCTCTATGGCGGCATCAATGGCAGAAAGCATAACCGCCTCATCGCCGCGACATATAGTTTCGATATTTTCCTGGTAAATATGTGTGTACATATCTTCTGTAGTCAGGTATGCCATAATCTCAGAATCTTTTTTTGTTTGTATATCTTTTCCCATACCAGATACTTCCCGTTTCAATCTTGGCTGAAAGCTGCTGGCACATGTAGTATCCTCCCTCCACTGCATCAGGTCCGTCAGCCGGTGACGGGAGTCCGTCATCAAACAGATTGAACTGTTCCTGAAGCCGCAACATGTGAGGATTGTCTTTTTCTTTAATGTTAAAAACCAGTCTTCCGGCACGGTGCAACGGTTCAAGATTACCTTCGATGCGGGCAAACTTCTCCGGTTTCTTCCGTTCGTCCGGACTGATATTAATGTAAAATCCACGTTCTTTTCCCTTATTCAGAAAAATAGGTTTGAATACCTGTTCGTAAAACGGGTCCTGAAGGGTATTGTTCTCAATGAAGCAACGCAGCTGGGCACGCTCCTTCACATAGTCTTGGAGATAGTAGTACCAGTTCACAAATTCATCGTTGGTGACATGCTGAAGGAAACAGGTGTACACATACAGCGTACCTTCATACAGTCCGCACAGGATGTTTGCCTTGAAGGAGTTTTGTGCGGCTTTCTTGCTGACCTTGTTACTGTATGCCGGGTCGCCGTAGCTGACAATGTATTTCAATTTATGTACAGGCGGACATTCTCCCCATTTAATTTCATCGAAATAATGTCCTTCAATGACAGGATTATTGAAACATTCCTTCTGACCGGCTGCCAGACTGACCTGAGCCAGTACTTCATCAACAGCTTCTTCACTGTTTTTTTCGGGCCATACCGATTTCCCACTCCGATAGTCTTCCTGAGGGTCAGGATGGTTGATGTCTACCATACGCAGGTTGATAATGTCCCAATGTCCCAGCGGCTTTTCACGGTCAGCCAGTTCACGAGCCTTGTTTCCGGCACGCACCACACAGCAGTCTTTGGCGATTATGTTGCCCGTCCAGATGGTCAGCAATGCCTCACTGATGGAACGGGTGAAGAACAAGGCATTCTCAAACCATCGCCACTTGTTGTTCAGCACTTCAATGTTCCGGCATTCCTCGTCGGTATCGTAGTCGTCCATGAGCAGCAGGTCAGGCCGCACTTCATCCAGCTTCACACCACGAGGAGATTGTCCCCATCCCATAGCCATAAACGAAGCCCGGTTTGACAGGATGAAATAGTCTTCCGTCCATTTAGTACCTCTCATGTCCCCGTAGAAGTATCGCAGACGTTCGTTTGCCTCGAACTGGGCCCGGTATACGTTGAGCAGTTTGATAGCCGCATCACTGGTAGCAGAAGCAAGGATTATCACCCGCTTGTTCTTCTTCACAATCACAAGGTATAGTACGGTCATCATTACAATGGTACTTTTTGCCAGCTCACGCGCCCACGAAAGTACCTCGTACCAGTTACCGTCGGAATGGTTTATGATACGACGAATTGCCTTCTTCTGGAAGCCGGCAAACTCATATTTGGCAAACTTATAGAAGAAGAATTTCATCCATGCTATCGGATCGGCCTCCAGCTCTTTCAATTTTCGGGACTTCTCTGCATCGCTCATGGTAAAGTCCACCGCAGTCAGTGTGCGCACCTGTCGTAGGAATTCTTCCCAGTCTTCCACCAACTGTTTGTTCTTTCCGGTCAGTTTCTGTCTTGCCATATCATTTCAGTTGTGTCTTAATGAATTCGTCAAACTCAGATGAAATATCGATTGCCTTTTCCGGATTCCGGGCACGCAGCCATGTCAGGAACTTCTTGCTTACTCCGATAATGTCTGCAATGCCGAAATCGCCCTCCATTTTGGCGATGGCAGCAGACAGTTTGTTGATTGTGTCTGCCTGGGCAGGTGTGGCATATTTAGTATCCGATTCGCTGATTGCCTTGTTTATCTGGGCTATCTGCATATACAGATGTCGTATCTGTTCCTCACGGGTGGAGGTGACAGCCGCACGCAGCATCTCCCAGTTCTCCTTTTCCGCCCATCTTCCTACGGTTATACGGCTTACGCCCACTTTCTGCGCAATATCCTGAAAAGTCATGCCTTCCTGCATGAACAGCAACTTTGCCCAGTCCTTTTTCTGTTGGTTTGTCAGGTTGTTTGTCATGTCCGTTCGTGTTATATTTTAAAACAAAGGTAGACAGTTCCTATGAATTGTACCAATCGGTTTGTAATGCTTTCCCTATTTATGTAACTCCCTACATTACAGAATGTAACGCTTACAACCTGATTTGCCTGATTCAATTTTTCACCCGAATTTTGCGATAAACAAGCATGAGCACAATGAACAAATCATACAAATTCACAGTACACGATGAATCGGTCAACACCTACGGCTTCCGTATGCTGACTGATGGAGCCAACCTGACGGAATTTGAGAAAAATCCCGTCATACTGTATAACCATAATGACTGGGAAACGCCAATAGGCCGTGCTGACAAGGTATATAAGGAAAATGGGACCATAGTGGCGGAAATCGTATTTGATACAGCCGACCCGAAAGCCGCTGAGATAGCCGGTAAAGTAGAGCGTGGATTTCTTCGTATGGCATCTGTAGGTGCATGGCCTCCGGAAGAGGCTACGGATGATGAATTGATGAAACTGGACGGACAGAGCGGACCGACCATTACACGCTGGACACTCCGTGAAATATCAATTTGTCCGATTGGAGCGAACCACAATGCTCTAGCCATGTACGACCGCACAACAGGTAAACGGATTGACCTGTCAGACCGGAATACGGTCATACGTCTGGCTGACAATATTAACGATGTGAATCTCAACCCTAAAAAAGAAAACAATATGAGTGTAATTACACAGTTGCTGCGCCTGTCCGACTCAGCCAGCGAACAGGCAATTGCCGAAGAAGTGCGCAAGCTCATCGCGTTGCGTGATCAGTATCAGTCGGAAATAGCCGGATTGAAAACAGAAAAAAAGAATTTACAGCTAAAACTGGACACCTACGAACAAAAGGAACGTGAAACCAGAAAGGCACAGGCTGTCTCTCTGGTGGATGCAGCCGTAAAAGACGGACGTATTGATGCTTCCGGACGTGATGCATGGCTGAAAGATCTGGAGAATGATTTTGAAAATGCTTCCGTACGTCTGTCTTCCATTACCAGACGGCAGGCTGTAGCCACACAGGTTATTCCCGAAGGAAAGTCAGGAGCAATAACCCTGCGTGACATGACTTTCCAGGATATTCTGAAAGCCGACCGTCTGAAAGAACTGAAGCAGGATAAGGAACTCTACCGTCAGAAATTCCGCGAAGCCTACGGACATGAACCGGCTTAAACCATTTTTACAAACTATTTAAAACAGACAAAACATGGCAGGATTAAACAAAGAAATCTGGCTTCCCGGAATCGAGGAGCAGTTTATTCCGGACACCTCATTCGTTGCAGAAGGTAGAAATCTCGATGCATGGACAGATAACGGTTTCCTGAACCTTCAGGAAGCGGGTGTAAATCCGGAAGTAATTGAGAACAATGAAGTATGGCCTATTCCTATTGTAAGGCGTGAAGATATTCCACACAAACTGGAGATGAAACGCTTTGATACGGAAAATACCGTACACATCAACGCTATCGAAGTGGAGGAAGCGGCTGGTAAGCGCGAAAGCGTCATCCGCGGACACCGTGTGTCTTTGCAGACTAAGTTTGCGAAGATGGCAGGATATAACTGGTCACCGGCAAAAAATACGGAAACCACTCCGGTAAATGTGGTCAGCACAGGAAACAAGAGCAGCATCAACAACACATACTATGCCTTTACTTATGAAGAACTGCTGAAAATGGATACCCAATGCAACTTGATGGATATGCCAACAGAAGGCCGAATCCTCCTGCTTCATCCGTGGCACGCAGCCGACCTTCGCAAACAGGATCTGGAAATGTACAAAAGCTTCTTCAACGGCAGCTCAATGTTTAATTTCAAGGTATATATCACCGCAATGACTCCACGCTACAATGGGGAAAACGGACAACGTGTAGCATATGGAGCTCCTGTAAACAGTACAGACGCTATTGCCTCAACCTTCTTCTATAAGGAAGCGGTAGGAGCAGCAAAAAGCAATTTCGACATGTACTACCGTCTTAATGATCCGGAATACCGTGGTGACGTTATCGGCTTTAACATGCGCGGGCTGGCACTGCCTACTACCGGAAAATACCTGGGAGCTATTGTAACTAAAAAGCATGAGTAACAAACCTTTAAAAAGATAGAACTATGAGTTATCTGAACAGTAAATCGTACCGTACATTCGATTTCTTTGCCCCGTATACAGAAGAAGGAGAACGCTGCCAGCGGATTCCTTTCCCTATTGCCGTAAACCGAAAGCCTGTAGATGAATCGAACATTATCCATGATACGAACCCGCAGGTAATGACATTCGGAAGCGATGCATCGGCAGGGAGCTATACCGTAACGACAGAAGTGCAACCTGGCGCATTGCTGATAGTGAATAACGAACACACGTCAAACAAACAAACGATAGGCGGCGTAGAATGTGCCGCAAGCGATAGTACTGTACTGATGTGGACAGGAAAGAAGTATGTACAAATTTCCAATGCAGGAGTAGGAGGATAAGTCATGAAACACTTTACAATGGGAGAACTTTGTGCCAGCACAACCGCTGATGCTCATGGGATCAAGAATACACCGCCTCTTCAGGAGGCGGGTAATCTGAAAGCCCTTGCCGACAATGTGCTTGACCCTCTTCGTGAATGGTACGGAAAACCTATTACAGTCAATTCCGGTTACCGCTGTCCGCAACTGAACCGGCTGGTAGGAGGTGCGGCAAGCAGCCAGCATCTGAAAGGTGAAGCTGCCGACATTACAGCAGGAAGCAGGGAAGAAAACCGTAAGCTCTTTGATTACATCAAAAACCAACTTCCTTTTGACCAGCTGATCGATGAAAAGAATTATTCCTGGGTGCATGTGTCTTACAAGCGTGACGGGAATAACAGGAAACAGACATTGAAACTTTAAAGCACAATAAAATGAAACGGATTATCTTATTTTTCAGCCTGTGCCTGATTACACTGGCTTCTTTTGCGCAGACCGTACTTCCGGCTGCTGAATCTGAAACATCGTTCCTTATCGACTTAGGAAGCTTTACCGGAATCGTTGCCCTGATTTCTACGTTAGTGACACAGATTATGAAAATTATTCCGGCTATTTCCGCAAGCAAGCTGGCTAAAATTTTGATTTCATGCGGTGTTGGCATGGTAGTATGTATCCTTGCCTGGCTGTTGCAGCTCACTCCGTTACTTACAGGCTATATCTGGTGGCAGGTGCTGATTTACGGACTGGCGGCGGGACTCAGCGGATGCGGATTCTATGATGTGATTAAGGCTATCGGAGCGCTGTTTAAAAAAGAGTAGAGCATTATGGACTGGACCCTGTTACAGTCACTGATGGAATGGCTGGCTCCTGCCGGCTGGCTGGTAACTGCCATTGCCTGGTGGCGTGACAGGAAAGTGTACCAGGTCCGTGCAGTGAAAGAAACCGAGGGTACTTACAAGACACTATACGATGATCTGAGTGCCACGGTATTGGAACTAAGCAAACAACTACGAAAACAAAACGAACGGAATATCAATCATGAAACGGCTTTACGCAAATTACATACTTGCAAGTATGCTGACCGCTGTCCTGTCATTATCTTCTTGCGCCAGCAGCAGAAAGGCCAGCTCGGGAACCGTCCGCTCGGACAGCCTCCGAACGAGCGTAACCGAGCAAACAACTTACGAGCCGGTCCCGAAGAGGACGGCGACCTGCTCGGTGAGTGCGGAGCAGTGGCTGAACCTGAGTAAGCTTCCTGCCGGATTCGGGCTGAGTTATCGAAACGACGGTCTGAGTATTGACATACAATCGGACGGAGAAGGTGGCGTGAACGTCACAGCTACAGCCGACAGTACAGGAAGACAGGTAACCGTAACACGTACGGAAACCGACCACCGCATCCGTGATGAAACTGTGAACAGTGAAGTAAAGGAAACACGCCCCGCAGCCCAGGGATGGCTGACAGGAACAGCCCTGACCCTGCTGGGAATTATCCTTATTTGGCAACTGATTAAATATCATTTAAGCAAACATTAAAACGACAAGATTATGGCAGATACAAGCAACGGACTGATGTATGGTGTGGCCGCCGTAAAGTTCAAGACATCGGAAGGCGAGGAAAAGACGTTGGGCTGGTTGGATGAAAACGGAATGCAGCCGGCAGGAAATGCGCCTACCTTTATGGATGTGATGGCCGCACAAGTAACAGACGGACCGGTAGACAGCATCATGACCAATCCGGGAAGCGATGCGTTCACTATGAACCTTATCCAGCTGAATGCGGAAAACATGGTGAATGTGTTCGGTGGAAAAGCCGAAGCTGACGGCTCTTATACACCACCGACAAAGATGGTAGCCAATGGCGTACTGACTATCACTATGCATTCAGGCCACAGTTTCCGGGTATTCAACTCCCGATTGAGCCGTAACGGATGGCAGAACGGTATCAACATGCAGAATGTGCTGGCAATGGGTATCCGTGTGGATATGCTGAAGCCAACCGACGGCAAGGAAAGACGTTACCGCATCTATCCTCCCGGTGTGGTTCCCGACACATCTGACACAACCGCAGACGCTAAGGCATGATGAAGGCACAGGATATAGAACTGCTGGCAGGCATCTCCCTCAGTGACGGGGGAATCAGCCTGCCGCTTCATACGGTACTGAGGAAACGTCCGTTCCGCATTACGATGAAGACACCTACAACCCGCAGCCTGATCCGGATCAGCAAGCGTTATCTCCGAATCGGCGTTACTCCTGAAGAATATGACGGCTACAATCTGGACCAGCGTGTCCGATTTGTTTTCCTGCATGGGAAAGCTATCAGCCGGATGGTGGCATACGGAATTGTGCGAGGTCCTGTACTGGGAAGGTTACTTAACCGCCCGGTGGCATGGATGCTTCGGGAACTGATGACACCCGACGAACTTTCCTCCGCCTGGCGTCAGATACTGAGCAGCACATCTACCACGTCTTTCGGTATTATTATCGCATCGGCGGCAGCCCTGAACAAGATGCAGCCCTTAGCGAGCCGGAACGAGAGCGCAAACGAAACGAGGAGTTAAAGAAGGGACATACGGAACCTTCGCATAGCCTTTTCGGCGTGATAGGTCAGATAGCTACCGAAACAGGATGGAGCCTTGACTACATTCTGGACAAGGTAAATGTAGTTACCCTGCAAATGATTTTGGCAGACATGCCGCACTGGGTTCCTCCGCAGAAGCCGGATATGATGCAGCAGATCCGGGAAATGGAGGAGCGTGAGAAACAAAGGAACAGTCACAGACAAACAGATAACACGAACACGACAAAGGGAATGAACCCGATGGAGTTCTTTACCAAATACGCAGTAAAAGATTAAGGATATGGCAGTACCTGTACAGCTCGAAATATTCATGAAAGACCTTACCAAAGCCGGACTACAGAGCGTGGGTAAGAATGTGGATGATGTGGAAAATCAGACTCTGCAACTGATTGAAGCATTGAAGCAGGTACGTGCCGAACAGAACAAGCAGCTTGAAGCGAACAAGCAAGCCGGGAAAAGCTACACGCAGGAAGCGGCCAATGTACAGGCTTTGACCGGACAGATTAATGTACTGAAGGCAGGTCTGAAAGACTTGCAGAAGACAAAAGAAGAAACCGCAAAAACGCAGACCATTGACATCGACACAGAAGCCGTTACCCGTAAGACAAACAACCTGAAGATGCAGTTCAGCCAGGTAGCAAGAGAGCTGCCTTCACTTGCCATGGGACCGCAGATGTTTATCCTAGCTATCTCAAACAACCTTCCTATGCTGGCGGATGCCATTTCGGATGTGCGCAAGCAGAACGAACTTCTGGCCGCATCCGGACAAAAGGGTGTGCCGGTATGGAAACAGCTGGCAGGCGCTGTATTCTCATGGCAGACGGCGCTGGTAGCGGCTATATCTTTGGGAATAGTGTATGGCAAGGATATTGCGAACTGGGTAAAAGAGCTTATCAACGGGAAAAAAGCTATTGACAACAATAAAGAGGCTTTGGAAAATTATAAAAAGGCCATGCTTGATTCTCAGCAGGCAGCACAGGAAGAGATTGTGCAACTGAACTTACTATATCAGGCTGCTGTAGACAGTTCCAAAGGTATGAATGAACGCATATCAGCAGTAAAGGAGCTGAAAAAAGAATTTCCTCAATACTTCAAGAATCTTAGTGATGAAGAGGTGTTAGTGGGAAAAGCTGCTGACAAATACAATGAACTTGCCACAGCTATTATGGCTTCAGCAAAAGCGCAAGCTGCAAAAGAGACACTGATTAAGAACAGTAAGGAAATACTGGATCTTGAATCAAAAATAACGGAAGAATACAAAAAACAAGAACTTAACGAGGTTAAAAGGACGGAGGCTGTAGGCAAGTTGAAGGAAGGACAAAATAGAACATTCCTTCCTGTAAGCAATGATGTAATTGATGCTGTAAACCGAGATTATGACAGATTCTTCAATCAGAGCGAAGAAAAGATTACTGAATGGAGAAAGAAAATATATGATTTGACCAAGTTTAATAAAAGCTTGGAAGATCAGGTAAACATAGAAGACCTTCTTTTCGAGTCAGATGGAGGAGATAATACAAATAAAAAAGAAAAAAGCGATTATGCTTCCCAGCTGGCGGATGCACGCGTAAAAGCTCAGCAGACTACAGAGAAACTCCGTATTCAGATCATGCAGGAAGGTATCGCCAAACGAAAGGCACTGGCTAAGCAGGAATACGATGAGCAGCTTGCCGACATCGACAAGCAGGAACGGGACACGATTGCCAAAATGGATAAGGCTCGCAAGCAGGGTGACAACATCCCGCAGAGCCAGTATGATGAAGTGAAAACGGAAGCGGATGAACAAAGGCTTTTAGCGGAAAAAATATTAGCGGAAAAGATATACCAGATCAATAAAGAATATCTGGATAAGACACTGGACGCTGAAATAGAATATAACAAACAATATGGGACCTGGCAGGAAAAAAGAGAGGCTGTAGCTTTGGAGTATACTAAAAAAATTGCCTTGGCACAAACTGAAGCCGAAAAGAAGCTTTTAAAAGAAAAAGGGAAAGAAGCTGTTGCCGCTGTAGATTTTGAGGAGTTTAAGGAAAGTATCAATTGGGAATTGATTTTTGGAAATCTTGACAAGGTAGCGAAACAAGAGTTGCAGAAATTACGCGCGCAGCTGGAACAATTCCGCCAGTCGCCGGAATATAAAAACATGGCGATTGATGAGCGTAAGGTCTTGGATGAAGCCTTAAATGAAATCCAGCAGAATATAATTGAGAAAGGCGGATTGCTTGGAAATTTGCCGGAGCAGTTACAGGTGTTGGCAGAGGCACAGAATGAGTTGGAAAAGGCACAGTCGGAATACAATAAATCCCTTATTTTGGGGACAGAAGCAGAGAAAGAAGCGGCTTTGAAGAAAAGAAATCAGGCTCAGGCTAATGTCGTCAACGCTCAGGCTAATGTTAACGCGGCCGCTGATCTGACCGGACAAAGATTCTCTAAAGTTACAGACAGTATGATTCGACTTAGTGAAGCTGGAAGTGACCTCTCCCGACTGGGAAATTCTATCGGGACACTGATAGACGCGTTTTCTGACGCAGACTCGAAAATAGGCGGTATAGTAGGTTCTATTATCGGAGTTTTGGAGCAGTTGGGAGATCAGGGAATATCCGGCTTTGTCGGAGGTATATTGGAGAATGTCGGTAATCTGGCCGGACATATGTGGGATACAATTGGAAGCTTTTTTGGAGTAAAAGGACTTGGAGGTATTTTTTACGGCGCGGATTATTCTGAATATGAAAATATGAAATCTCAATATGAAACCTTGTCGGACATTTGGGATGAGCTGATAGACAAGAAACAACAATATATCGATATCAGTTATGGAGAAGAAGCGGAAAAAGCTTATCAGGAATCAGTTAACCTGCTGAATCAGAAAATGCAGCAGGCATATGCTCTTGCTGAAGCACGTAAATCTGCCGGTAGCAGTATGGGCTCTCGTAGTATTGCATATCGGCAAAACAGAGATTTGGGTGGATATGCCTCAGAATTATATAAGTATGTAAATCAGAATGGTAACTATAATGATATAACGAACGCTTTGTTGGGGGCGTCAGCCGATCAGTTACGTAATGTCCGTGATAACATGTGGGCATTTTGGGCTGGACTGGACGCTGAATTCCGTAATGCCTTGGAACAGATTATCGCCTGTGATGACCAGATTGATGATTTGGGTGATAAGATGAATGAAGTGATGACGGGTGTTGATTTCAGCAGCTTCCAAAACAGCTTTGTAGATATGCTGAATGATCTGGATTCTACCAGCCAGGATTTTGCTGACAACTTTGAAAAGTATTTGCAGAATGCAGTATTCTCATCACTTATTGCAAACAAATACAAGTCAAGGATTGAGGCTTTATACAAAGATTGGACCGAGAAAGCGGATGGTGGCTTAACTACTGATGAAGTGGATAAGCTCAGACAGGATTATCAGAATATAATAAACGATATGTTGGCAGAACGGGAGCAGATTATGAACAGTTTCGGCTGGGAAAGCTCATCCTCCGGTAGTAGCCAGTCGCCCAGCAGCGGTGCGTTGACTACCATGAGTCAGGACAGCATATCTACCTTTGAGGCAATAGGAAGAAACATGCAGACGCATCTGGCCAATACAGACAAATTCGTACAGGAAATCCGTAACACACAGAAGCAGGACAGCCAGACGCTCGCAACCATAGCATCTCATACGGCATACATTGTGCTGATATACGACTTGATGGAAGACTTGAAGTTGAACGGAATACAGTTGAAATAATATGGACTTGACAGGATACCTTACAATCAACGAAACAGACGTATGGACGGAATACAGCGCGTTCCTTGGCGAAACGGAAGCGGGCGGACATGTGAACATGGACGCTTTGCTCCGTATGCCCAAGGCGAAGGACATTACTACCGTCGATTTCCGGGAACGGAACGGGGTGGAGCTTCCTCAGAACCCGAACGTAAAGCTGAACAGCATCGAACGTACCTTGCAGTTCTGGCTTCGTGGAAGCTCCGCAGACGACCGACTGGAGAAATACCAGCGTATGATGACGCTGATTACGTCCGGAATGCTTGCTATTGCCGTAAAGAATTACCGAACCTACAATATGGTATATCAGGATATGCCGGCAGAACCGGACTGGTACGAAAGCTACGAAGGCGACCGTTTCTATGTGCTGTTCTCCGTGAAATTCCTGGAGCCGCAGCCTTCTATTTAGGAATTGATTAAATACTGTTTAAATGGAACTGAAAATATACGATAAGGCAAATAACCTCCGGCTGACAGCTAGCCCGAACACTTCTTCCAGTGTCACGGAAGAGATTGGCGGGGAATGCAGCGTATCTGCGTCGTTCACCCATACCGAATACGTGCCGCTGGATGTGGATGACTACATCGAGCTGGAAAGCGTGCGTTATAAAGTAAAATCCCGTTATCGTCCGAAACAAAAGAACACACAGACTTACGAATACAGCGTGAAGTTCTATGCGCCGATACACGATGCGGAAGACACGCTGATGCTGTTTCAGGAAGGAGGTACTACCTCTGAATTCAGTTTCGACGGTGGCCCGCGCGAACACCTTCAGCTTTGGATTGATAACATGAACCGCCGTGCCGGTGGAAATCTGTGGAGCATCGGAACGGTGGTTACTGCCGAATACAAGACTATTGATTATCGGAATGTGAAGTGCTGGGATGCAGCCTTCGGCAGCAACGGCATCGCCGCCACCTTCGAAACGGAAATGTGGGCGGACGGTTATGCGATAAATCTCTGCAAGGCAGAACGTGGCGAAATGGTAGAGCTGGGATATCTTCAGGGACTTACCAACCTGGCGCAGGAAGATAACGGAGAGGTTAAGTTCTTTACCCGTCTGTTCCCGCTGGGCAGCACACGCAATATTGATGCAAGTAAATACGGATATTCTCGTCTTCAACTACCTGACCGATCTCTATATGTAGATAAGAACGTGGACCTGTATGGCGTGAAGGAAGAAACGGAAGAAACAGCCTTCTCAGAGATATTCCCCAAATACATTGGTACAATTTCCTCTGTACGTACGGAAGAGAAAACCAGCGAGGAAGGACGAAAGTACACCGTATATTACTTCAAGGACAACGGCATGAACTGGAATCCGGAAGACTACAAGATTCCGGATTTGGACTATATGTTACAGTTCCAGACAGGCGAATTGGCAGGTCGTGGAACTGACGGGTCTTTCCAGGCCGCGTGGCATGAAGATACGAAGGAATGGGAAATCATAAATGTATATCCGGACGAAATGACCCAGATTCCGGGTGGTGCAATTATCCCGCAACCGGGTGATCAATACATTCCCTGGAACTTCGCCATGCCGCAGGAATACATCACCGAGGCAGAACAGGAATACAAGCAGGCTGTAGATGATTATCTGAATACTTATAGCTTTGACCCGAACAAATACACCGGAACTACTGACCGAAATTATATTGAAAAGAATAATACTCCGCTCCGTATCGGATGGAACGTGCGTTTGCTGTCAGAACAGTATTTCGGATTCACCGGAGGATATAAGGATACACGTATTACCAAGGTGCAGCGCAAGCTGAATGACTTGTGCCAGGCTACGATTACCTGTTCGGATGAAGTCGGTACAGGATGGAAGTCTTCTGTAGATAACTCTTTGAACTCGTTACGGTATGAGGTAGCTAAGCAGGCGGAAAATAAACAGATTGATGTATTAAAGACATCAGACTCAAAGACACCATCAGACTATAATGTATTCTCTGCACTCCGTACTTTATATGAGATTATTAAAAAAGCTGAAGAGTTAGAAGAAAAACTCCTTCATAAAGACAAACCTGATATTACCGACTTCTTACTTTGTCTTGTTGGCGGAGCAGAGTTCGGAAAATATGCTTCTGGTATATCCGGAGCAAATATTGATGAGAAAGGCGCAGCGGAATTACTCTCACTATTGCTCCGTAGTGCTCTGACAATAGGTGAATACAAAAAAGGACTGAAAGGCGCTAAGATAGATGAAGAAGGTGTTGCGGATTTGCTTTCCATACTTGTTAGAGACGGTATGGAATCTGCTAATTTCTCTACCGGTGCTTTGGGGGCAGGATTTTGCCTGAAAAAAGACGAAAATGGCGACAGTTACCTGGAGGTAGACCGCATGCTTGTCAGGAAGGTTGCAACTTTCATTGAATTACTTATTCAAAAAATCAAATATGTAGGTGGACAGATTATTCTTACTCCAGCTTCTATGTCTTGTGCCAAAGTAGAGGATATGGGCGATTTCTATCGTTGTTACTTTGAAAATACGGACGGAGAAAAGACGATAGAGCAGGAATTTGAAGTAGGTGACTTAGCTAGGGCGCAGACTTTTAACGTGAAAGAAGGCGTTAATGAAAATGTAACTAATACCTACTATTGGCGTGCTGTTGTAGGAACAGGAGATAATTATATAGACCTCTCTAAGACAGATTGCGATGCAGGTTCTACCGAGCCAAAAGCAGGCGATGATATCGTACAGTTGGGTAATAAGTCTGATGTTACACGTCAGGCAGCTATTATCTTGTCTGCATACGGCAATGATGCACCTTATTTCAAGTTGTACAGAGGAATTAATTCTTATTCATTGGACGGAAAAGAATTTGTTTCATTTTCTCGTTCGGAAGTAATGATTATTGCCGATGCAATAAAATTCAGTTCGGGAGAAAGCGTAAAGGACTATATCGACAACGCAGTAGGGGAAGTTAATACAAAAGTAGACGATGCAATAGCCGATTTATCTGAAAACATTTCATTTGTAAATCAGTTATCTAAGGATTTAGAAGCTGTTAAAAACCAAATAGACGGTGCTATTGAAACATGGTTCTATGAGCCGGTTCCCACATTGAGCAACGAACCTGCCGTAAATTGGACTACAAACGAAGACAAGAACGTACATTTGGGTGACTTGTACTATGACGGAAACGGAAAGGCATACCGTTTCCAGATGTCAGACACTTCTTATGTATGGCAGGTAATAACCGATTCTGATATCACAAAAGCTTTGGCTGACGCTAAAAAAGCACAAGACACGGCAGATGGAAAGAGAAGGGTATTTGTGACTACCCCGTCTAATGCCTCGGTGTATGATATTGGAGATTTGTGGGTTAATGCAACATACGGAAGCTACAAGAATGATTTGCTTCGATGCAAAACGTCTAAACAAGCAAATGCACAGTTTTCTATTGAGCACTGGGAACTTGCTTCTAAGTATACGGATGATACTAAGGCAAATCAGGCTCAGGCTGCGGCAGATGCGGCTAAACAAGCAGCTGATAGTGCACAAAAAAAGGCTAATCAGGCAATAAAGGATGCTGCCAACGCAAAGGCAGCAGCAGACAATGCACAAAGTGATGCTGATGAAGCTAAGAGCCGATTAGATAGTTGGGCTTCTGACGGTTCTATTTCTCCAACGGAAAAGCAGTCGTTGAAAGAAGAGATAGCTAGAATTGACGCAGATAAGACACAGATTGCAAACGGATATAGTAAGTACAATCTAGGTACTCCTGCAAATTACAACAATGCACACACGGCTTATCGTGCTGTGTTGGTAACTCTTACTGCATCAACCCCGGAAACAATCAGTATTCCGTCCGATTTCTCTACGAAGCAGTCAACTTATTATACACAGAGAACGGCTGCTTTAACGGCTATTTCAAATGCGGCTAGAGATTATGCGCAAGGTATAGCCAACGATTTAAGTTCTTATAAGAAAACGGTAAGTTCACAGTTTGAACAGACCAACAACAGTATTACTGCTGCTGTAACTTCTTCAAAGGAATACACAAATAATGCTATTAGCGGAATTCAGATTGGAGGAAGAAACTTATTTAGAAAGACTAAAAATGGTGGTGACTGGTATGGTAATAATTGGGGTACAGGAAAATATTCTGTTTCAAAAGAACAAGTATCTGAAAATGTAGGAGGAATACCATTAGATAAAGTTACTGTTTTCTTGAAAACTCAGGCAGGAACAGGAGATATAAAAATGGGTACAGATTCAGATTCTAATATATCTTATACAGAGTTAGAAAACAAAAATGTTACAATTTCATTTTATGCTAAATGCCAAGAGAATATAAAAACCTCGGTGTCAATACTAATTCAAAATAAATATAATGGAATTATATCATCAAAGACTTGGAAGATAAGTGAGTTATCAGATAATTGGGTAAAGTATCAATATACATTTCCTATTGATAAAACAACAAATAGAGAAGGCTGTTTGATTTTTTTTACTATATCAGATCTGTCTCTTATACACATCTGACGCTGCCGACGATAAGGCTCGTGTA